GCCATTGAGACACCGGACAAGAACCCACATGTCCACATGGCGCTGTCCGGTATTGACTTGACCAAGCTGCCCAGGTGGACATACGGTCGGGTGGAATTCGTGCCAATAGATGATCGAGACCACCACACCTACGGCGGGTACCTGAGAGAGGAGACCCACATCAAGCAAGGACACGAGGGCAAGTACACCACGGCCAAGTCCAGGGTGTGTTTTAGCCGGAGTCGCAACCTGGTGGTACCTGAACCGGAATACCAGATCATCTATAGCGACCACTGGGCAGATGAACCAAGAGCACCAAAGGGCTACTATGTGGTCAAGGACACGCTGAACAACTGGGAGGACGAAGTAACAGGCTTTAAGTATCAATCCTATGTGCTCTGCCCGATCTCAAAGAACCAACCGCACCGGCGGTGTTAGGAGGGCGACAATGACATACATACAGCAATGGGAACGAATGCGGGACAAGGTGCGCAGCTTGGAGCAGGAACGCCAAACGCAGCTGATCTTGGCGCCGCACAACGCATACGGCTTTAAGCTAAACATCAACCACCCGCTGATCCGGCCAAAGTGGGACGCCTTTAAGAGTGCCAAAGGCCTGGGCCAGTATGGCATGACGGACGATCTGCGCCGGGAGTTTGAGGAGACAGTGATTGCCAGCAAATATATGCAAAAATGCCTGGAACAGGAGCAGCAGCACATTGGTGCAGTGGAGCACCAGTTCATCCGTATGGCTTACGCTCCTGCGGAGCAGGCAGCGGGCTGATGGGTACCCAAGAACACTGGACTGCTGCCCAGTACCAGGAGTATCTGCGGCAGCGGGCAAAGGGAAACAACAAATACCACGCCGTAAAGGTAGAGGTGGACGGCACAGTATATGCCAGCCAAAGCGAAAGCAGGCGCGCCAAAGAGCTGCACCTACTGGAGCGGCACGGGCTGGTGCGCAATCTGCGCGAGCAGGTGCCGTATGAGCTTATTCCTGCCGGCGTTGGCAAATACCGTAAAGAGCGCTCAGTGGTGTACAAGGCGGATTTCGTTTATGAAGTATGCCAGCCGGACGGCACCTGGAAGCAGGTGGTAGAGGACACCAAGGGCGCCAAAACAAAGGAATATATCATCAAACGAAAACTCATGCTGTACATTCACGGCATAAGCGTAAAGGAGACAGACAAATGAACTTTAAGAAAATGTTATCCATTTGCAAAAGAAGCAAGGCCTATTTTCTATATGACCTGCCAGACGGCGAGCAAATGCTCAGTAATGGCAGCTGCGGGTACATCCTGTACGGCCATCCGGAATACACGCCGGAGACGCTGCGTATGGTCGCTGACTTGGCAGAGGACGACAGCGTAATCATGACAAGAATGCAAAAAGCGAATCTGCCGCTGGCAGACCAATGCGCCGATGAAGAATATGCCGTCCCGCTGGACACCTGCATTGTAGCCGCAGGCGCTGTATGGCAACCGCTGATTGTAGGTGCGGGCATGACATTCATCAACAGAAGAGCGTTGCAACCTATCGAAAAGGAAGAAGAGGGATATTACCTGTACAAGCGCGGGAACCTGGTGATCGTTAAGTCCGGACTGATCGTGCAGGGCGTGATCAGCACAATGGATCTGTCCAAAGCAGAAGCTGTATGCAGGGATCTGATCAACCTGGGCACCGTGGCCGGTATGGCCTTTGAGGAGCGCAACAATGAAGAATGAGAACGAAAAAACTACAGTTGCAATCTTGGCGACGATATGCAGAGATGTGTGTATCTACGGCTCAATCAATAACTGGTGCGGCCTTGACAAGCCGGAACTGGACGAGCACAGCCAGCGTTGCGCGCTGGCGCAGATCAAGGAGGTAACGCTGAAATGACCGAGAAAATCCAAAAAGCCATTGATAAGATCGACCAGGAGGCGGAGAAGATGGGCAGCGCAACCGTGCGCCTGCTTTGCTCACACATTATAGACCACTGCCTGGTCAATGATGAAAACGCGGACAAGGTACTGGCTGAGGGCAAGAGCCTAAAAGCCTGCTGGGATCACATCACCAACAACGCCCGGAAACAAGCAGCGGGCAACTGCGCAGCCGTGCCGGACGACACCGTGTACGAATGGGCAGCGGGCTATTACGGCTTTACCGCCGAAGAGACCAAGGCAGAGATCATCGACCTGCTGGATCTGCTGTGAGGTGTCGATATGGGAAAAAAACTGAACACGCTTACGCAGGAACAGGCTCGGAAGATTTGGAACGGCCGCCCGAAACTGCCGGAGAAAAAGATCAACAAGTTTGCCCACGAAGAGGTATTCGTCAATGAGCAGTACTTTTTCAAACACAAAGAATGCGGTCACAGGTATGGCTATTGTACCGCTTGCGGCAAGGATGTGCAGATCGACATTGAGAACATGCGACTATGGACGGACAAGCACGCAGCCTGCCGCTCTGCACGGCATAACGACACCGTATGCTGCCCGGTCTGCGGGCACGAAGTTCAAGTCAAAGACGCCGGGCGTGGCCGTAGTCAGTTGATAAACACGGCAGTGGTGGCGGTAACACAGCGAACACGGAACGGCGGCATATTGCTTTCTTTCGTTCGAGTGTATGAGGATTATACGCGCAACTATAAAGCCGCGCCGGAAAGGGGCACACTGCTGTACGCTGCATACTTCAATCTCGGCCAGCACTTTGTAGCCGAACAAACATACGGTGGAGGGATGTACATAAGCGTAAAGCAAAAGCCAACACGCCGACTGCCATGCACGGTGGAGCCGGTTAAGCTGGATCACAACAGCTGGAAATGTACAGAGGGAGAGGGCGCAAAACTGCTTGGATTTGAAGAAGCGCTGGAGAGGAGCAATCTGCGCTATCTTCCATGGGAAGCGTACCACGAGTGTGCGCAGCAACTGTACCGTAGCGCTATGGCCAACTACCCGGTCAACCTGCTTGGGTTACTGTATCAATATAGCCGGTACCCGGTGCTTACAGAGCGTCTAATAAAAGAGGGCAACGGTGACCTGGTAGCCGAACAGGTGGAGTGGAATTGTACAGCCGGTCTGGACTACAAGCAAGTGGTGCCTTACAAGGCTATGCGACTGACCAAGCAGGAGTACCGTATGTTAAAGACGCAAGACAACATTTGCTGTTCAACGCTCAAAGCAACAAAGGCATTGAAAAAATACGGCTGCAAAATGACAGACGAAAATTTCCGCTTTTTTCTTGTTTTTCAGCACAGCTGGAGCCAGCAGAAATGCTATAAGGCGCTTGATGTTTTGCGGAGACACCTACCTCCGCAAAAGGCGGTGAACTGGGTAAACCGGCAGGCAGCTGGAGGATATGGAACGCCAGCCAATGTGCTGTCAGACTACAGTGACTATATGGACCAGTGCAGTAGACTGGGCCTGGATGTTAACCGTAAAGAGGTAGCCGTACCGCAGAATCTGCGAGATCTGCACCGGCAGTATTCCGAAGAATTGACACGCCGAGCTAATGAAAAGAAAGCAAAAAAGCAAGCCGAGCGGGCAAAGAAGTTAGCTAAGGATCTGCCAAAACTGAAACGAAAATATACATACGCAAGCAGCGGGCTGTTCATTCGGCCGGCCGAGGGACCGGAAGATCTGCTGAAAGAGGGTTGTGCCCAGCACAACTGTGTGTACTCCTGTTACACGGAACAATACCTGGACAGAAAGACGGATATACTTTTTGTACGAAAGCAGTCGGACCCGGATCAGTCCTATGTGACCGTTGAGTTCAAAAACGGCACCGTTATTCAATGCAGAGCGGATCACAACCGACCTGCACCGCCGGATGTGCAGGAGTTTATGCAAGCCTGGCTTGCCTACCTAAAGTCGAACAGAAAAACGAAAGCAGTCAGTTAAGGAGGACTTATGGATAACCAAATCACCACAATGCAAGAAGTAACGCCCGCAACCCAGAAAGCCTACGACACCCACGCGAGGATCCTGGCCAACGGTCAGGTAATGGCCAGAGCACTGGTAGATGTGTGCCACGATCTTAAGACAATGCGGGATGAGGGCCTATACACGGAGCTGGGCTATGACACATTCGAGGAGTACGCCGAGCAAGCCTGCGGCATTAAGCAGCGGCAAGCCTATTCCTACATATCAGCCTATGAAAAGCTGGGCCAGAAGTATATGGCCGACCACGCCGACCTGGGGATCACCAAGCTGGAGTTGATCTCTCAAATCAGCAGTTATGAGCGTGAGGAATTCCTGGAGGATGTGGACGCAGAAAGCGCTACGGTCCGGGAGCTGAAAGCAGAGGTTGAACGCTACAAGAAGCAGACGGAACAGCTGACCTTCGATCTTGGCCAGGCACAGAGCGAATTAAGCGAAGCACCGGAGCCGGTGGACACGGATGCACTCCGTTCTTCCATTGAGCAGGAAGTAAAAGCCAAGTACAGCGCCCAGCTGGAAGAATTGCAGCAGCGGGCCGACGCAGCGCCGGACCCGGAGGTGATACGAAAGGAAGCGGAAAAGGAAGCCGCCAAGGAATACAAAGCCAAGCTGGCAACGGCAAAGGCAGACGCCGAGAAGAAAGCCAAAGCCGCTGTAGAAAAGCTGGAGCAGGAAAAGGCAGACCTGGAACGGCAGTTGGACAGCAGCACCACCAAGTTGGACGCCGCTGTTCGGCAAGCCAAGGCAGCGGGCGCAGACACGGATGTAGCCGCCTGCCGGGTGTACTTCACCGAACTGCAACAAACCGCCGCAAAGGTACAGGAGCTGATCGGCAAGATCAATGCCAAAGACCCGGCCACCGGAGCCAAGCTCTCCGCCGCCGTTATTTCCGTTTTGCAGTCAACTGCGAAGAATTTGGAGGCATAACATGGAAGACCCTATCAAGAAGAGACTGTGGAACAAAAGAAAAAGTGAAACGCTCAAGGTGGCAGACCTGCAAGGCTACCTCGCCCAGTTTGAGCCGGCCGCAGAAGTTCAGCTCGGTGTTGTTCAAACGCGAGGCACCACAATGTGGCGCCACCCGATCCAAGGGTTCAAGTTTGTTTTCGGCGGAGATGTGCCGGCACTGCTGATCACGGTGGGCAAAGCCAAACAGATCAAGGACGGTGACCGGAATGGCTGAGTACCTGGCTATGGCTAATGTGCTGCTGTTTCGCCTACTGATCCACTTGTTGCTGTTAGCCGCCACGGCAGTGGTGGCAGGGGCAATACTGTTGGCACTGTGTCTGCTGGTCATCACGGCTAAACAGACACTGGGCGAGAGGAGGAAAAAATGGCGCACAAGAAGAAAAACGAAGCGGTCAAGAAAACCAAAGCACTGATGGCCAACTACAGAGCAATGCAGGCGTATGTAGACTCACAAGCACAGCCGGAGGACCAGGAGGGTCAAGAGGACACGCGCCGCCTGCTCAGCCAGATAGACGCAGCGCTGGAACAGATCTCGCAGGACTATGCGGCGGTCGGCGAAGATCAGAAGATGGTGGCGTTTCGTCTTAAGTACATCAATGGAAAGACTTACGAACAGATCGCCGAGCAGATGGAAACACACGAGAACACGCCGCACAACTGGATTAACCAAATCAACAAGCGGCTGGCTGTGTATTTATATGGGGTGCAGGCGTTGCGCTAAACCTTAGGGGGGTGGGTATCCACCCTCTTTTTTCTTTGTTTTTTTCTTGTATTTTTCGTGTTTTTTTCTTGTATGGTGTGCCACTAAACTATTCACTACAATGAAATGTAAGGGAGGGCATTGGAATGGCACTGCTTAAAATGTGCCGTTGCGGCAAGATCATTCCGCAGGCGCTGGAGATGTGTCCGGAGTGTGCACAGCACGCGGCAGACCGTCACAAGGAGTACAACGCAACCAGGAGAGACAAGAGAGCGTATGCGTTCTACACCAGCGCCGAATGGCGCAAAGCAAGAGCGCTCCGCTTGCAACACGCCGGAGGACTGGATCTGTATGCACTATATGTGGATAGAGTGATCCAATACGCCGAGATGGTCCACCATATCGTGCCATTGAGCGAGGACTGGAGTAAGCGCTGCGATCAGCGCAACCTTTTTCCTCTCACCAACGCCAACCACAACAAGATTGAGGCGTTGTACGACTCCTCTATTGCTAAAAAAAAGCAAACGCAGCAGCTTTTGCGGCGGCTGCTGGAGCGGTTCGAGGCGGAGCAGAGGGGGGTGCAAGGGAAGTTTGGGGCACCCCGAGGATAGT